CTGGATTCCAGATAATTTTATTCTTGCCATATATAAATTATACCAGACTATCCAATTAGGACAATACGGTAAATTCCTGCAGAAACAGTTGTAGATGCATTCCAAGTAATAGTTACATCTCCAGTTGGAGCAGCAGAGCCAGCAGTCTGGTCAACCTTAAAGTCTGCATCAACTAATAGACTAGTAGAAACTTCATACATTTGAACTAGAATTCCTGGGGTATTTCCAAGCAAGTGTGTTGTTGCTGGAATAGACCATGTTGCAGTTCCAGATGATGGAGTAATAGAGGCGTTAGTTGCTGTGTACTTTCTAGTACCTGAAGAAGATACCGCAGCAGTAACGAATGCAGTTGTAGCAATCTGTGTTGTGTTTGTTCCAGCAGTAGCAGTAGGTGCTGTTGGAGTACCAGTCAATGCTGGGCTAGTAAGTGATTTATTTGTTAGTGTATCTGTTGAAGATGTTGTAACAATGTTTACACCCTCAATTGCAACTACACCAGCAGATACCCTGCTAATTGTTGTATCGGTAGCGTGACCTAGTTCGATACTTCCTACACCAAGAGCAGTAACTGTAGATGCTGTAATACCAGAAACTGGAAGACCAGTTGCGTTAGTCAAAGTACCAGATGAAGGAGTTCCAAGAGCACCACCGCTAACAAGTAGGGTTGATGATGCTGGAATTGTAGTTGCATTTACGCTAGTTACTAATGGAAGAGATGTTACGCCAGCAGCAAGATAAGCAGATGTTGCTGTGAATGCAGCGGAGCCAAGAGTACCACCAGCACCAATAGCAAGTGTAGAACCATCAGTGGCAGTAAGTGTGATTGTGTTGCTTGATGTTAGAGTTTTACCATCAGCAATTGTGAGGGTAGCATTTGTGGCAGGAGCAGTAATTACAACCTTGTTAATGCTTGTAGCAGATGCAACACCAAGAGTTGGAGTTGTAAGTGATGGGCTAGATGTAAGAACTACAGCACCAGTACCGTTTACCGCTGTAATAGCAGTTCCGTTGATGCTGAAAGAGTTTCCTGCTCCAGCAGTATTGTAAGTTTTGTTTGTAAATGTCTGAGTATTTGATGCAGTAGTTGCAACTGATGTGTCAAGTGCAAATACGTTACCAGTTAGTGTAATACCAGTTCCATTTGTATATGTTCCAGTACCGCTGAATTGTGTGAATACTAGAGCAGTTGTTCCAAGAGTAATCGGACCATTGTTTGTTACAACCCAACCAGTGTCTGCATACAGAGTACCTTCTTCAACGAATACTGCAAAACCACCAGTAACTTCTGAGGATGTATCTGCATCGGTTGCACGAGTTGGAGCACCAGAGGCATTAACAGTATAGATACCATTTTCTGAACCAGTTGTCTGGTTCTTAATAAGAATGCGGTCGCCAGTTGCAAGCGTTACACCATCAATTGTTGCTGCGTTTACATAGGCAGTAGATAGAGTTCCATTTGTTGTTGTTGTTGCACGAACAGATGGTTTCCAGTCAATACCTACGACTGCTGCATCAACATAGTTTTTGGTTGCAGCATCAGTACCAGTTGTTGGTTCTGCAAGACCTGTAATTTTGTTTGAACCCATGGCAATGTTGCCACCCATTGTAAGACCAGTTAGTGTTCCTACGCTAGTCAGGGATGAAGCGGTTACGCCAGAGGCAAGGGTATTTGTAGTAAGAGTGTTGGCTGCAGCAGTAACGGTAATGTTGGCAGAGCCATCGAAGGAGGTTCCGTTAATTGTTCTAGCAGTTGCAAGAGTAGTTGCGGTTGATGCGTTTCCTGTAAGAGCACCAACAAAAGTTGTTGAGGTTACTGAAGATAGACCTGCAAGAGTGGTTGCTGAACCACCAATAGTGATTGCTGTGCTACCTACTGTTACGGTATCTGAAGTGGTAGCCAAAGATACTGATGTACCTGAGCCTGTACCAAGTTGTAGTCTGCTGCTTGCATACCAGATGCTACCAGCAATAATGGTTGGTGCTGTGTTTGAGACAACTGCGTTAATCAGCGAGTTGTTACTCAAATCAATGTTTGTTAAAAACTTTCTTGACATTTATTTATTCTCCTTCTAAGACAAATACGCATATCCTATATGCGGTGATGAAAGTGTTACAGTAATTTGATTAGAGCCAACATATACAACATCGCATTCTAGGACATTACCATTATAATCTGTTATTACAACATTTGGCTTAAAATTCAAGGCATGTGTAATATTCCATACAGAAAGACTTGCGTTTTGTGTATGGGTATAAGAAACGCTTTGTGCGTCCACTTTCATATAGCCAAGATTGTTCCATTGAGTGACACCATCACCAACTTTCATTTTGTTGGTATCGGTTTCTACTCCAATCTCTCCAGCAAGCAGAATGGGATTAGTTGAAGTCCAGCGACTTGCTAATCCTCGCTTCTGCTGCATGGTTGGCATGTTATTCTGTTACCTCAGTCTTTGGAAGAGCATCTAGTTCAGCCTGGTAGGCTGCAATAACATTTGCTAGAGTTTCGATGTTCTTATCGATTTCTGCAAGTACTGCTTCGTCACCTGATGCTTCTGCTACCTTGCGGTTGATAGAGATTTGATATCCCTCAACAGCAAACTGCTGAATACGCTGGGCAATAATGCTCTGCTTTTGCTCGTCTGTTAGATAAGCACTAAAATTATTAGACATTTGGTTCCTTTCAATATTTTCATATCAATTTTATGATACTACTAGATTATAGCACATAATGGTGCTATAATGGTAGGATGCTTCCCCCTCAAAGGGAAGTTTTGTTTTACAAGACTCTACTTCATAAAGAATACTGTCTGCCAGAATACCGCCAAATGGTGGTAGAGTAACAACACAAAAAATAAGGAGGTAGCAAAATGAATAAAAAATTTGCTGCAGTAGGTTTAGGATTATCTTTAATTCTAGGACTTACGAACTGCACTGGCTCTAAGGCTTTTGCAGGACAACTAAATATAGAAACAAAACCTAGCATAAAAAATACAGGACTGTTCAATCAGCCAGTACAACTTACAATGCTACAGAAAAATCAACTACAGATTCAAAAAGTAGAAAGAAATACCGAAAAGATGAACAAAGTCTTGAAGTATTTAAAAACTAGAAATAGGAAAACCCCTTATGTGTTTTCTGGAATCAACCCAAAATGGGGTTGGGATTGCTCTGGGCTAGTCCTTTGGACATATAGTAATTTTGGAATTGATTTAAAACATTCCGCCACTGCTCAGGCTCATGTTGGTAAAAAGATTAGTTATAAAAATGCCAAACCAGGAGATATTGTGACATTTAGTTGGGGTAGCGATTATTGGAACTACCATGCTGCTATTTATTTAGGTAACGGAATGATTATCGATGCAAATAGTGGATATCATACAACAATAATTGAACCACTAACTAACTTTAAAGGTAATAAAATTACTTTTAGAAGATTAATAGAAACTAACTAAAAGATGCTCCCAGAGAAATCTGGGGGTATTTTTTTAAGAAATTCTGTATGTTGTATATGCGTTTGTTGCATTTCTAACTGTTCTGAATCTTGCAGATGTTGCAATTGGAATAGATGTACTACCAACATATGAATGTCCACCAGCAGCCATTGTGACTGCACCTGCAGAGGAACCAGTATTAATTACTGACCAATCAATTGATGCATTTGTTGTCAGTGCACCCCATCCTGCTTCAGTCAATGCTGCGGTTGGTAATGTTAGTGTTACTGAAATAGTTTGTGTAACTGTAATTATTTGAGTTAAAATTTGTGCAATAGTTAGTGTATTTCCTCCTGCAGTTGTAATTGATGTTGGACTAGGCTGAAGATTATATACAGCACCAGTAAAGTTTCCACCAGAAGTTTGCATTGGAGTCAGCCATGACCAGCCAGTACCAGAAGAAATTAAATATGGAACTTGACCTAGTGAAGAACCAGTGGCAAAATCTGTTGATGCTAATTGTCTAAATGTTGGTGTTCCAGTAGATGTTGGTGAACCAAGAATTAGGTTAGCACTTTGCGAACCAAGGTCAGCAGGTACAATTGCTCTAAAAGTTGGAGTACCAGCAGAACCATTTGGGGCAGCAAAGAATGTGTTTGCAGTCTGAGACCCCCAGTTAATAGAACCAAATTGAATAAATGTTACAGGGTCTGTTCCAATCTTAATTGCACCTGCAGGACCAGTTCCTGTTGGTGTTGCAGATGTTAGAATCCATGAGGTATTTCCATTTGTAGTTCCATTAGAAACAAAAGTAAAGTCACCCTCACCCATTTCACCAGCAATTGAGTTATTTGAGTCTTCTGCACGAGTAAATACAAACGATGTTGTGTTTCCAACTGCACCAACGCTAGTAACTATATAAATACCATTTTGTAAAGCAGTTGTTTGGTCTTTAATTAAAACACGGTCTCCAGCCACCAATGATTGACCATCAATCGTAATTGAGGTCCAGTTAGTGGATGTAGCAATTGTTAGTGTTGCACCGATGCCAAGACCTCCAGATGCATCTGCAGTTCCATTAGCATATGTAGTGGTAATAGTTCCACCTACTAGGTTTCCTGTAGTTCCAAGAACACCAGTAGTCCCCATTTTTACTGTCTCGTGGACGTTAACACCAGATTGTGTTGCAGTAATTTGTGTTTGTAGTGATGATAATGCACCATAAATACCATTGGCTGTTACTGCTGCTGCTGTACTTCCATAATATAGATATTTCAAAGCAGTCTGGATATTAGAAACTTCCGTAAGGTCTGGAATGTATGGAGCACCAGTTACGTTAGATATTGTTGGATATGATAATGCGGTAGCCATAAACTATATTATACCACGTCTGTCTCTTTAAATAAATCAAAATTGGTACTTGTTAAATTGTTTACATTCAAAGATAGTTTGTCTTTCCTATTTTTAAATTTTAAATTATAATTAGAAACATAAAGCATGTTTTTAGGTAAATACCCCCATGCATACTGAATGTAGTTATGGTCTGTTGTTCTCTGAGTAATTGCCAGGGCTTTTTTGCAATACTTTCTAGCATTTTTCCAATCATTTTTAACAAAATAATATATAGCCATAGAGACTAGTGATTCACGAGAGTGCCATGTTTTAATTGCAGACAACAAATGCCTCTTTGCATTTTTTGGTTCCAAGGCTGACAAAATTATATATGATGCAGAAACATCTGTTGGAAGAATTCCCTCATTTTTCATTGATACAAATTTTTTAAATTGTTTTACAGATTCTTCTGGATTTTCAATAATAAGAGCCTTTGCATAGTATAACTGATACCTTGCACTTTCTGGGTCTTCATCCAATGCATCTTTAACTAATGAGTCATATAGTTTTCTGCTTTTTTCTAAATCTGGATAATGTAGGATATGAAAGTCTTCTGAAGTTTCTAAAAAATGTTTTTCATTTCTATCTGTTGTAATGTACTCATGCACGATGTATTTCCAACGGTATCCATGACGAGCATGAACTTTAGATTGTGAAGAAATGTTTCCTGGAATTGTTTGGTCTAAGTTATTCCAACTGTAAGTGTATTTATAAAGAATTTGAGTACCAGTAGTTTTTTCTAATGCTTCTCTCCAACCTTTGTCCAATACCTCGTCCATATCAAGAGATATGCACATGTCAATATCGTCTGGTAGAGCAGCAAGGGCAGCATTACGAGCATCATCAAATCTCCAGGGCTTGATTGATATTTTAATTACATTAATGCCAAGTTTTTTAGCAAGTCTAACAGTTTTATCTGTTGAACCTGTATCAGCAATCAATAAATAATCTGCATCTTTAGCAGACTCATACCAACGCTCTACGAATTTTTCTTCATTAAGAGCGATTGTGTATACCGCAATTTTCATTGTCATCCTTTGTTAGATATCTATTATAGCACTACCAAGTAGTGGATGGGAACTGTATTCGTTTCCAGATGTTTGTTGAGTTATTTACATAGTTAGCAGTACAGTAGTAAAAGTATGACGAGTCGAATGCGACCATACCTACTGTGTCTCCGCTTTGTCCATAACTATGTGCTGGGGCTGTAGTGTTTGAAAAAGTTCCAGATGGACCAACCAATCCAGCAATTTTTATAACTGCTGGGGTAATAGTTTTAGGAACAATCTTAACAATATTAACCATTAGATTTCACCTGCATCCACTTTTTGAATAATAAGAGTATTTGTATTTTGGTCATAGGACAAACCGCCACCCACATTAAGGTTTCCCAAAGCACCTGCTGGTCCTTGGATTCCCTGAATTCCTTGGATTCCCTGAAGTCCTTGGATTCCCTGGCTACCAGTATCGCCTTTGGCTCCAGGCATTGGAATAAGTTTGATTGTGGGAGCAAATCCCTGATTAATAATTTTAACAATTACATCATTTGTATTATTAGGAACAACTTGTCCTAAAACTGCTGGCGAAAGAAAGCCAGCCATTAGGAGTTAATACTCACATCAGCAAGTACGGTAATCTTACCGATAACTGGTGTCCAGATTTCGGAATTAATAGTTACTTGCAGGTCAAAAGACATTTCTGTAACAACAGTTGATTGACCAAGACCCCATGTTTTTGTAAGAGTTGCAGGAGCAGTAATATCAACATATCCAGTGCCAGCAGTGACTGTTAACGTATCAAAACCACCATCTTTCAAGTCATAGGCAGATGATTTAAATGTCCAAGTTGAGATATCATAAAATGTTGTTCCGTCAGTTTGATAGAATTCAATACGGATTTTGGCGGTATCACCACGAACGACCTTCCATTGCACAAATGCTGGGTCTGCTCCAAAGTTATCGGGGATTGTATTATTCATAATATTAGTATACACTATAAATTAAGAAACCAGTGCCTGAAAGTGGGTATGAGAGAGAGTTATCAAGCACTGGTTCTCTTATATTCTATCATAAAATAATTGTTACGTTTTTGTTACCAAATAACTTGACAAAATCACAGAAAGTGTGATACCCTCTAAATATAAGGATTTAGGGCTATAATATATATTAATATATAATATATATATTATATTATATATAATAATCGGATTTTACTTTTGACGAGAAACATATTCGACAAACAACCTAGTAAGGTCATCGATTTTATTATCTAGTTTTTCATGGTATTCTTCACCTTTTAGGTTCTGATTCTTTAATTCACAAATGTCTGATTCCATTCTATTAACCTGGTCTTTCATTGATGAACCACCGTTGGGCTTCATTTCGTGCTTGATTTCTTGAAAGTAATGTTTAACTAGCCAACGAACACCAAATGCTGATGATGCAATAACACTGGTAATGCTGACGACTATTGAAATTATGGTTTCGGCGGTATTCATAATGTATCTAGTTTATCATAGGTTTTAGGTTTTTCGGCGGTAGAGTTCTCGGATTTTAAAAACGGCGATATAGAGTACTCCATCCAATAACCATGACACATGGTAGTAACGATGAATAAACTACTATTTTCACACTTTATACAATACCATTTGCACATGTGTCTGAACGGTTACATTTGTCTTTGAGAACGAACGTACACAATATGGTCTAAATAGCCTTCAGATGCCCCTAGAATCGATTTTCATCCTATCTGAGCAACTCTAGTATGGTCTCAAATCAAGATAGTGTTATCGCCTTACTTTATATAGGGTTAATGGGACCAAATCAAGAGTGCTTCGCACTTGTGTACCGCAAAATTTTATGCTACACTTATAATCTAACATAGGAGAGATATGGAACAGCATTTTAACAAGTTTTACCAGGACAAAGACTGGCTATCAGAGCAACTTAAGTATAAAACTACCAAGCAAATTGGAAAAGAACTTGGAGTTTCATATAAATTGATTAATGTATGGGCTGTGAATCATAATTTACTTAAACGTACCCCCGATTTGAAGTTACCATGAGTAAAAACGTTACCAAATTGTTATATATATTAGGTGCAATCATTTTTATTCCCCTATTTATGTATTATTACAGTTTTGTTATCAAATTGTTACTTAATATCTAGCAAATCTGAAAAAATTTTCATTTTCATAATGCACAAAATCTGAATATTTTGTAAAGATGTATGATACACGGTGGCACGAATATAAAAATAAAAATATAGTGAGCACACATGACTACACACCCCACTGACTTTGTGGCATGATGGCACTACCCACCCCCCTAGTTTTGCGCCCCAATTGTAACGTTTTGGTAACAATAGGTGTTTTGCTATTGACAAATACTAGATTGTATGTCATACTATAAGTATAAATAAATAAAGAAACATCAAGAAGCCACAAGACAGTGAGCATAGCAAATAAACGAGTAATCGGTGAGCCTATCAAATAAATGTCGGTGGTCTCTTGTATAATAGATACATAACAAAAGAAATGGAAAATAATGTCATCAGAATCTAAGAAATACACACTAGTAGAATACACCTTTGGCAACCAGCGTGTTGTTTCAGCAATCCACTATCTAGACTTTTGGAAGTTCATGTCAGAGCACAAAGATGCTGTCGTAATCAAAAAGTAATGGCATAATAAATGTCAGTAGCACCCTGTATAATAGAATAGTAATAACCCCTACTAAAGAAAGAATAAACTAATGAACATCACATCACTCGTAATCCACATCTTCACTGGCACTACTGAACTGCACCCTGTCTATGAGGTTCACTCATGGGAAGCAGCAGAGACTATCATCAACAACACTAAGGCTCTACTAGCAGACAAGCCTAATGCTACCTTTGCTTTTGAGGTATTGGGCAACTCTACATCTCACCTATGGTAAAGAAGGGTAACACAATGGGACTATCACTATTAGCACTAACCACAATCAAGACACTACGCACTAAGGCTATGCCTATCATCAAGGCGTATGCATGTAAGGCATGTAGTTCTCTAGCGTATGTATCGCTAAAGGACAATCGTATAACTGTAAGCAAGTGTAACTGTAAGGAAGGTATCTAATGCTGAATGGTATTGACATCACTACCCTCGCAGTAGTAGCAGTAGCCTACTACCTGCACAAGAATCACCAACTAGAGAAGTCTAAGCAGGATAAGGAAAAGAATGACAAATAAAAAACCCTTCATACTTACATCGCTAGGCATAGGCTTATTGCTTGCATGGAATCTACTAGGCTCTATACACTGGGGCAGTGTAGGCGGTTGCGTGGCTGGCTACATGGCTACCGATTGGCTAACTAGCCTATTGAGTGGTAACTAATGGAGGTGCTACTCATAGGCGGTATGTGTATAGCAGTATGGCTATTTCTTAGTCAGTAGAATTGTGGGTATATGCCTGGATTGGTATATGCCCCAATTTTTTGCGCCCTTTTTTATAACGAATTGATAACAACTAATAAAACAATGCTTATCTAGATAATAAATGTCCGTGGGTCGTGCTACTATGGTAGTAGTTAGAAAGAAAGAAGAAACTATGAGTAATGGAACTGAATGGCGTGTAATGGGAACTACTACCGATGGTGAGAAACTATCAGTAGTCAAGAAGGCTTGGTATGGTCATAGTGCCATTGACTTCGTGGCTAAGGATAAGGGTATCCGTTGGAAGGCTGTGTGTGCTATCAAAGAAGCCGAGTATCAGGCTAAGACTACTCGCTAAGGGTGTGTGCCTATGGCATACCCCAAATTTTTGCGCCGTTTTTTCTGGCGTGTCGCTACCTTAAATGTCGGTGGTTGCCCTTATACTGTAAGTATGAATGAAAAACAACTAAAAGCCCTTATGGCTCAAATCGTCCGTGCTAACGCTATCCGCCTAGAAGCAGAGAAAAAGTTAACTAAATGAACAATAGGTAAACAAATCTCAAAACACCCCTAAATGTCCCCTAAATGTCGGTGGTATGGTATAGAGTAATAAATAGATAAAAAGAAAGGCTAACTAATGGCTAAGGTAAAAAGTGTGCTAACGCACGAACAGAATGCTCGCTATCGTGAGTTGATGTGGATTGCTCAGTTTGGAGATTTTATGTCTGGATTTGAGTTTGAAGAACTTTCAAAGTTGCTCAAAATGAAAAACTACAAATAAAACTTATTTAGTTTGTGAGCCTAAAAGGTGAGCCTAGTAAAATAGCAAATAAACTTTTAGCAAATAAAAAACTAAACTACTAACTAAAAATGAAATGAGAAATAAATGGAAAATGTAATTGCTTGTCAAATTGATAACTGCGAGAGCGAAGCAACTAAGGTTGCTATCTATCGCCCAAGTAAAACTATCAATGGTAGAACTATGGATGACTATTCTATACCTGCCCAAAAGTTAGAAGTGTGTAATCACCACTCTTGGCTTATAGCAATGTCATAAAAAATAATTTGGTTAGCAAAATAAAATTGCTACTCCAAAAATTTTTGGGCGCAGAAAAAGTTGCGCCCCGAATTATAACAAAATGATAACGAATATATAAATGTTCGTAAAAATGAACAAAATAGGTGTGTTTTGGGGGTAAAATGTCAGTGGTTAGGTATAGAATAGATACATAAGCAAATGAGCCTTAGCAAATAATCCAGAAATGGTGAGCCTAAGCAAATAAGTTGCTGGAAGTTTAGATAAAAGAAAGGGTCATAAATGACTTACTATAAAAAAAGAAACTATGGCGGTATTCAGTATGAAGCGGAATGCCCTAAGTGTAAGCAAATCTATCGTGGAAATGAATACTATTTCCGCTATGACATCAAAGAGAAATGCTTTGACGGAATAACTAAGTTGGAAAACTATCGCTTGGCTCGCAAGCGTTAGTCCAATGTCAGTGGTATCCTGTATAATTGTAAATAAATAAAAGAAATGGAAAATAAATTGTTAGATAAAAACTCAAACATCTATGAAGTAGTAGAAGCGTTGAAAACTAAGTCAGCAGTATTCAAAGATACCGCTTATCCTTACCTATCTGGTCTTTGCTGGTCAATGCTAAATGATACTCAACGCAAGAGACTTGCCGAAATTGTAAATAAAATGGAAGAGAGATAAAAATGGAAGATTGGAAAATTGCTTTGGCAGAAATCCAAAAAGTAATGCGAGAAGATTTTATCTCTCAAATCAAATCTAATGAAAAGGAAAATAACTAATGGTAAAAATTGCTCTTGTAATCTCAACTCTAATTCTAGGAATTTTTAGTTTTGTAATTGCTGACGCTTACAACTATACCGCCATCATCAACGACCAAGAAAACTACAATGTTTTATCTGGTCAGTGGTCCTTGATTGGAACTGAATTTGTAATTGGTTCGCTTGCTCTGGCAGTTGGATTTATAATTCACTCACGCAAAAAGTAAAAGTAAAAGATTTTGGGTTCGCCCCCAAAATTTTTGCGCCCCGATTTGTTCACCTAATGTTCACCTAGTAAATGTCTAAATAGGCGTGTTTTAGACAATAAATGTCCTACCCCCCTGCTATACTGACAGTATCAAAAGAAATGAGAAATGAAATGAATAACCTAAAAGACCTTCTAGACCTTCCAGCCCTTGAGCGTGAGTTGGAAACAATGCTCGCCTACTTTGAGCGTATGGACTACAATGTTAGCCAGCGTGAGATTGACGAAGCCACTCGCCTAACCAGAGCAGTCAAGGCTCTCGGTTCAAAACGCCAATGGTAAAATGTCAGTGGCTACCGCTATAATGGAACTATCAAAAGAAATGGAAAATAAAATGGAACAAACATTCACTCAACTACAAGATGAACTAGTTGCTATTCTCAAAGAGCAAAATCCTACTGATGACTTGGGAATGACTTATGCTCGCTTTCTAGGTTTGCTACTTGCTCACACCGATAAAGCAACCCTAATCAAAATCATAAACAGCAAGAAAGGAAACTAATGAGTGTTGTAAAACTAGATAACGGCGTTATCATTCCGCTACACTGGGACGACCGCTACTACATTGCGGATTGTGCTGAGTGTGGCACTGAGTTGGCTACTCGCACTACCGCTGAAATGAAAACTGAAATCCAAAATCACATTTGTAGATTTTAGTCTGGTTGTATTCCAGAAATGGAATACACCAAAATTTTCGGCGCACCGAATTTACTAAATGAACAATAGGTTAACAATAGGTAAACAATGCCAAAAACACTATCTAATCTAACTAAAATGTCGGTGGTAGGGTTTATACTTATAGTATCAGCAGGAGAGAGAAAGAGCCTAGCAAATAATCCCGAAAGGGTGAGCCTAGCAAATAAATCTCTCTCCTAATGAGATAACTACTATGAAAGGGCTACTAATGCCAAAGAATCCATACATCCTATTTGAATACACTCTAAACGGAAGCCTAGTTGTTTCTGCCATTCACTACTATGACATTGCGAAGTTTAGAGCAGAGCACCCTGACGCTAAGATAAAGACTACTAAGTAGTTATCCACAAGCAGGTTATCCCCTGTGGATAACTTTTTTGCGCCCCCGATTTTTGCCTAAGTCATTTAAGATGGTTTAAGAACATTTCCCTGATTTTCCAGAATAAATGTCAGTGGTGGGGTGTATAATAGAACTATCAAACAAAGGACACCAATGAACGAACTAGAAACTGAACTCTACGAACTAATGGCTTCTGTTGAAGCAGACAAGATAAACGGCAACTCTACTGATGAAAACGCAGACCCACGCTTAGAACGCATTGGCAACATTCTAACCCTGCTAGAAGTATTTGATTGGGAGACCTACAAGCGTGTAGTGATTGCCAAGTTCAATGTTCCTGCTGACCACTTTGAAGACTAAGGAGAACCACATGGAAATTTTTATGACTATCAACGACACCACTGGCTACATGGAAATGATTTTTGATAACGAGCCTGACGCTCTAAGTTGGATTGAAGCCCAGACTGCTAAAACTGGTGACACTTATTCTATTGAGTCTGAAGAGGCTTGCTAGAATTTTTGCGCCCCGAAATTTTGGCGTGTCGCTAAGGTTAAATGTCGGTGGTCAGGTGTATAATAGAACTAACAAGAAAGGAAAACCAATGAAAACTATCTGCGTATTTTGTATGAATGTTTATTCTGCTGACGCTATGAGTTGCTACCCTTGTAAAGAATACAAAGGGATTATGGAACTCACCAAAGAAACACTAATCTATCTAGGCGAAGACCTAGACGAATGGGCTGACGAACTAGACTAAATGTCAGTGGTCGCCTGTATAATAGAAATCTAAACAAGAAAAGGAAAAACGAAATGGAAAACAAACAACCAAGATACACTTTTGGCGGTTTCACTTTTGGAAGTGAAAACCTATTCAATCTAACAATCAACATTCGCAACCACTCTGGACACGGCACAAGCCACACCTTAGAAATGGGTCTAGAACTAAACGCTGATGAAATCCAAGAACTAATCACTATTCTACTAACTAGAAATGTAAAGGACAACGCCTAAGATGATGACCCGAAAAGACTATGTAGAAACTGCTCGCATTCTTGCCGATAGCAGAGAGAGCATTCTCTCGCTTGGTGCGGAAGGTGAAAACATTTTTGGCAACTTAGTTGCTGACTTTGCTGAGATGTTTGAGAATGATAACGAGCGTTTTCAGGCAGAGCGTTTTGATAACGCTTGCTGGGAAGAAGTAGAGAATGACTAGCGGACAGGTATTTTTTTATGTGGCTCTTAGTCTTATTCTTATTAGCGGTGCTTATTCTCTTTATCTCGCAGTGATGTTGGATAGATGTCTAAAACTTATTGAAGAGCAAAAAGCAAAAATTGCTAGGCTAGTCGAACCACCTTTTTAAAAGGGTGGCTTCGGCTGCGCAAAAATGTCAGTGGTGGGTTGTATAATAATCTTATCAATCAAGAAAGGCAACTATGCTACTATACAGCGATGACTATGAACCAGATAACTATGAGGGAGACCAAGACCTCAACGAGTATGAAGACGACTGGTCAACAGTTGAGTCTGAACTCTTTGGAGACTGCTAAGGCAGTCCCATTGGGCTGCGCATATTTTTGTGCGCCCCGATTTACGATAGCCAAATGATTTCCAGGATTTATAATGTCAGTGGGTGGGTGTATAATAGGACTATGAAGAAAAGAAAGCCACCACTAAATAAAGTTGCTCAGGCAACTCGCAACGCTCACTCTGCCGAGTTGTTTCGCTCACTACTACTAAACAAGCACCTAGTCATTACGCCTACCGAGCGTAAAGGCTCACGCCAAGCAAACAAGCGTAAGGCTATCTCTGAACACTCATAATGTCAGTGGTATCCCCTATAATGTAACTAACCCTAAAGAAAGATAAAATGAACACTATTACTAAACAAACTGTATCTGTAACTACCGATTGCGTATGCGATGAAGGTGACTACGAAGGTTATTGCGAAGGCACTTGCTATGAATGGCAGAAAGAAGATGTGTTCGCACTACTAGGCGAATGGCAACTGCTAAACAATGTAGATGAAGATGACACTATCCGTATCAACGCTAGTAGTGTTGGTTGGCAAGGCAGAAGTGGATACAAGGATACCGACATTCTTGAACTACACGGAGCGTTAGCCTTGAATGGTGATTTCCGTATTGAATGGTATTTGGAAGGCAACGACCTAACCGCTAGACGCTGGAGCCACGATGAACCTGTTGGCACTGGTATCTTTACCTTTGACATTCTAAAAGGTTGCGACAAGTGTGGAGACCTTATCCAAAAAGACATACACGCTGAAGAGTTGGGTATGTGTATTGAATGCTCTAACGCTTACTTCAATCACGAAGACGAAGAGTAACAAGATAGTCTGTCTGGCAGAAATGCCAGCAGATTTTTGCGCAGATTTTTGCTGCCACTATAAATGTCGGTGGCTACCTGTATAATAGGATTATAAAGAAAGAAGACTAATGCCCCTAATCCGTTCAAAAGATAGAAAAGTTGCTAACGCTGTAAATAAGGCTGGCAACCAAGCAAGTATGGCTAATGCGTTTGGTTTGCCTAGCGGTAAAGCATTCTCCTGCCCTGGAGCAACAAGTGTGTGTGAGACTATTTGTTATGCTGGCAGACTAGAAAAAGTGTTCAAGGGTATTCGTGATGTAATCACTAGCAACTATGAACAACTACTAGCAACTGATAAGGCTGGTATGATTGCTCTACTTGACGAGATGATTACTGATTTTGTTGCTGAATGCGAAAAGCGTAATGCCGAAAAGTTATTCCGTATCCACTGGGATGGCGATTTCTTTAGTGAAGATTACACTTATGCGTGGCGTGAAGTAATCCTGATGAACCCTGATGTTCAGTTTTGGGCTTACACTAGAAGTGATTTTGCTGTGCCTATTCTTATTGACTTGCCTAATCTAGGTTTTTATTTCTCTGCCGATAGTGCTAACAAAACTTTAGCGTGGCAGTTGAAGAAGCAGTATGGTATCAAGTTAGCGTATCTTGCTAAAGATTTTGCTACTGGTAAAAGTGATTTCAATGAGCAACAGGATAAGTCCGCTGTGCCCTGCCCTGAAAATAACAAGAAGGTAAAAATGATTTCTACCGCTGGCTCTGCCTGTGTTGTTTGCTCTCAATGTATTTTTGCTCGCAATGACATTCTATTCTCTGCGAGTAAAAAATGAGAGGATACTATGGAAAATTGTTTATTCGTAAGTCTAATAATCGGAATCGTTTTGTTAGTCGTCTTCCTCACCCAATAGGGTGAGCGAAGGCTGCGCAAAAAATCCAGGCTAACTACAATGTCAGTGGGTGGGTGTATAATAGAGTTACGAAAGAAAGAGAAAACCCCATGATAAACTTTGACAATGTTATCAACGAAGAAGCAATAGCAAAACTAACAGACGAACAGGCAGAAGCCTTGCTCGCCATTCTAGAGAAAGCAGGATACTAATGATTGAATACAACAACACAACTCACGAAGACTTTATGTATTTCGCAGGAGACGGCTCTTGGGGAGATGCTAGTGATGTGGTGATTATAAATGTTGAAGAACTAGATGGACACTTTGGAGAGTTCATTGACGAACTACACGATTACCAGAGACCAGACTTTATGCGTTGGTATGTAGATAATCAAGGTCACGACCAACTACCGCAGGATTCTGCCTGTGAGATTTGTAATCTCTGGGAATCTGGCACGGAGAAAGAGATTATTGAAATGATGAATCAACCTTGGGGGCTTGACGCTTCAAAGGGGTATTCAATCTACGGACAAGAAACAGGCTTACACGACAGCGATTTTATCTAAATGTCGGTGGTTGGCTGTATAATAGAACTACTAAGAAAGAGAGAGATAAATGGGAACTAGACACCTTATTACTGCCTTTGACGAACAGGGCGATTTGAAGATTGCTCAATACGGACAATGGGACGGCTATCCAGAAGGTCAGGGCGTAGATGTCTTGGCTTGGTTGCGAATGACTACCAGAATAAACTATGACGGTAAACTACTTAGCCCTATTCTAAATGGAATGAAGAGAACTAAGTTTGCTACTGATGAAGAACTAGAAAATCTTTACAGCAAGTATCCAGAGATGAACTTTGTTGGAACAGAAGACGAGAAGTATTTTAGTCTTCACTACCCGAACCTAACCAGAGACACAGGGGCAGACATTCTTGGAGTGGTTGCTTATTCTGTTGGTGATGTGTTGCTTGTAGACAGTAGCGACTTTGCCGAAGATGAACTAATGTGTGAAGGTATTTATTCTGTAAACTTCCAGAGCGAATACTTTACCAGCAATCATCACGGAACAGTTGTCGCATTTCCACTTAGAGAGTTGCCAACAAATCAAGAATACCTTGAAGCGTTCGCAACCGCTTATGCGGAGAGACAGAAGGTAGGGGCATAGCCTCTACTTTTTTGCGCAAAAATCCAGGGCAGGTTAAATGTCAGTGGTCCCCTGTATAATAGAACTATGAAAGATGAACAAGCAGAAGAAATCCTAGAAGCCTTACGAGACTACTACGAAAACCCCCAAGATTATTCTATGCAAGACCTAGAAGACATCTTCCAAGACAGAGACCCATTCGAGTTTTTATAATGTCGGTGGTTGCCTGTATAATAGAACCCTAAACAAGAAAGAAGAAAATGGAAAACGAAAACCAGACCCCAGAAATCCTAGAAGTTGTAGGCGACCTAGTAGCAGTATCAAGCGAACACCCTGTATTGCTACAATACAAGAAGCAGATTGAAGACTTACAGGCACAGATAGAGCGAACCAATACTCTTGTTGCCGATAAGGATACTCTTATCTACCGCTTGCGTGATAAATACAACACTCACGAAAACCAACTTGAAGCAGTGCTAAAAGAGTTGCTTGATGACGAAGAGATTGAGTTAGATGTTGCCAAGCGTATCGCAGACATCTTTGACGCTATTACTCTAACTAAACACATTACCATTCAATACGACATTACCGCTACCGCCACTTTGGAAGTGCCTTATGGTGCTGACCCTGATGATGTTGCGAGTTCTTGTTATGTTGAGCGTGTTGAGTTCTACACCGACTTTGAAGATGCCGAAGTCTTGGAGAGCGAACACGACACTAATGATTGGCGTGATGTGTCTTAGAGTTCCCTTTCTTTCTCTAAGACTAACCTGAGCAAGTTATAAAACTGCTCACCCAAATTCTGCGCCCCAAAATGTTACAGTTGTGTTACGAAGTGGCATTTCCTATTTACAATGTCGGTGGTGTCCTGTATAATGGATACATAGGCAAGAAAAGCAAAGCAAGAAACTATTTACGAAACGGAAAACTTTTTTCCAGAATGTGCTTGACTTATGGCTTTTCTTCCTGTATAATAGAAGTATCAACAAAAGTTGGTATTACAAGCAACACAAGCCCTTCGGGAGAAATGAGATACAAATGCCAGAAATCAAGGTAGGCGACCGCTACGAGACCAAGACCAACAAGTTCGTTGGCGTGGTTCAGGAAATCGCACAGAACAAGAACGGCTCGTTCCGTCTTCGTTTGGACATTGACGGAAAGTCCCACTGGACTTCGGCTCAGGGAACTGTCCTAGCGTAATTCCCTTTTAGGGGCTGACCTGAGCAAGTCTGGCATAAAAAACTGCTCACCCCAAAATGTCGGTGGTCTCCGCTATAATAGACCTATCAACAAAAAATAACCCTACAAACAAGGAGATAACTATGGCAAGAGCCATTTCAGTAAAAATACCAACAGGCAAAGTCATTGAGATGATTGAGCAGAAGATTGCTCAAATCAACGAAGACATTGCTACCTACCCTGCTCGCAAGGCACAATACAAGGCAGACCTAGAAGCCTACACCCAATCGGTTGTTCGTCTTCTAACTGACCTGCTAAACACTCGTGGAACTGAGTTGCTGTCTAACGAAGACTACAACGAGAACATTCGTGTTAGCACCAACTACAACAACTCTGTGGAAATCACAATCGGCAAGGAACTAACTGCCGAGTTGGTAAAGCCAAAAGAGCCAGAGAACCCAGAGCCAAATGGCTACTATGGTCGCACCTACGGCTCTAAAAAGAGTGAGTTGGAAAAGACACTCAAACTGCTTCGTATGAGTGAGCAGGAAACAATCACTTCATCTGCTTACAACAGCGTTTTGGAACTGCTGTAAAACCATTGGCTTCCCCTAGCCCCCTGTTCCGTAAGGGTAAATCACAGGGCTTGTGTTAGCCAAACACCTGAGCAAGTGTCTAAACTGCTTCCTGAATTGGGGTAGCGACTAGACAGGTAAAATACTTTCGCTAATCTCCCTGCTAGAAATGGCAGGGGGATTTTTTTGCGCAAGATTTGCTGCGCCCCCGATTTGTAACAATACTGTTACGAATGCAACTATTTTTGCCTAGACTATTTACAATGTCGGTGGGTGGGTGTATAATAGGACTATCAACAAAAAAAATCACTACTAATGAAAGGTGTGTCTTATGGCTCACGAACTAGAAATAGACGAAGCAACAGGCGAAGCAACCTTCGCAAGTCTTCGCCAACCTGCTTGGCACGGATTGGGAACAGTCTTTGATGAAGCAGTAACCACGAGCGAAATGCTAAAACTCGCTCACCTTGACGAATGGAATGTTCGCCTTGAAGATGTCGCTATCCCTGACACTTTCGCAAGCGACAAGACTTACTCATTCGTTACTCGCACTAACCCTTTTGACAAAGACCAAAACGACATTCTTGGTGTCGTTGGTGAGCGTTACAAGGTGTTACAGAACGAAGACCTATTCTCGTTTGGAGACAACATTCTAGACGGCGGTGGTCGTTGGGAAACTGCTGGCTCTATCAAGGGTGGTCGTCAAGTGTTCGGCTCTATCGCTCTCGCTGATAGCATTACTCTTGACCCTAATGGTCGTGCTGATAAGATTGATAACTATCTTCTAATCAACACTTCTCACGATGGTTCGGTTGCTATTCAGGCAAGTATCACGCCTGTTCGTGTTGTGTGTGCTAACACTCTCAACCTTGCTCTATCTTCATTCAAGGGTAAGAATGCGTCTAAGCAGTCATTCAAGATTAGACACACTCAAACTGCCGAAGGTAAGATTGCGGTTGCTCGTGAAGCACTCGGTCTTGCTCACAAATACATTGACGAGTTTTCTGTTATGGCTAATGCTATGATTGAAAAGGAAATCACTAAGGCACAGTTTGACGAGATTGTTTTGCTTGCTTACCCTGCTCCTGAAAAAGACAGCAAGGGTTCATTCAAGAAGCACGACACCAAAGTTGATTTGCTAAACGCTATTTATGTTGGGCAATACAACGACACTATCTCTGGCACTGCTTGGGGAGCATACAACGCTCTAACCGAACGCCTAGATTGGTATCGTTCAAGTCGTGGTGGAGACAACGAGAGTATTCTCGCTTCGGCTTCTGGCTTTGACCCTGTAATCAACGCCGAGAAGAACCGCCTGATGAAGATTGTTCAATCTGTCGTAATGGCTTAGTCTCAAAATCCTGAGTATGATTTCAAACTGCTCACCACTCGGTCCCATAGTTTAGTGGTTAGAACGCCAGGTTTTCATCCTGGTGGCGAGAGTTCGATTCTCTCTGGGACTGCAAAAACGGTGCGCAAAAAATTTCACTAATAGCCATGGTAAGTATAATAATCTAATTACGAACGCTAAATAATTTCCCCGAAACTGCCTATTTACAATGTCGTAGGTATGCTGTATAATGGATACTATAACCCAAGAGAAAGAGACACAATGTCCACCTATCCAGACCGCTATTCACTACGCACCAAAGGCACTATCGTTCACCTACTAGATGTTGATAAGGCTACTGCTCTAATCAAACAGCGTTTCAATAATCAAGACGCAGACATTACCGCCGAACAAATGGCAATCGTAAATGGCAAGAATGGTCTTGCTACTGTAATCACCGAAGGCGTTGGCTGGTTCGCAGACAAAGACGGCAAGTTGCCTATAAACTACTGGGGCAAGAATGGCAACAACGGCTACCTAGACATCACTGTTGAAGAGTTGTATCCACTAATCAGTGATAAGACTATTGACCTTGCTGACCATGTTCGTATCTTTGGAGACCGCCTAGAAACAAACCTATCCGTATGGCAAAACTACGCTAGGAACTACCCACAGGACAAGATGTCGGTGGTTCCTGCTACAATGGTATCCTAACAGAAAGAGACAAACCCTATGAAAAAATACTATGTAAAAGTCCAAGTCAATTATGACGGAGACATTGAAGCAAACTCACCAGAAGAAGCCGAACAACTTGCTTGGCATTCTTATTATGGCGACAACGCCACTCTAATCTACGACAGCGTTGAGAGCATTGATGTAGAAGAGTATGACCACTGCGAAGAGTGCGACAATCCAGAAGACGAATGCGAATGCGAAGAAGAAGACGAAGTTGAGTGAGTGTGCCTGTAATGGTTGTATTGAGACTGAACTCTATTCTAGATTGTATTGCCAAGAATGCTTTGACCAAGGTTGCGAGAATGACGAGGGTGTGCATTGATACCTGTTCGTAAAATGAAAGGTGATGGAGACCACGATTTCTACGATTGTAGAGAATGCGGTAGACGTTGGAAATCTACTGCTAAAAAGATAGGACATAAAAAATGCCCAAAATAAAAAAGGAGAAGTGTGAACACACTTTCATTTGTGATTATTGCATCAATTGTGGTGCTTACTATATTTCTTATGCAGTAAAGGAGCAACATGCCTAAAACATTTAGAGCACAGATTATCTGGGACTTTGAGTTTGAAGAAGACGGATACACTGAGAGTGAGAGAGAGTATCTTGAAAGCGAACTTGAAGAAGGGGAGACCCTTGAACCACGCACGGAAGAGCAAATGAAAAACTATGCTCATAGTGAACTACTGGATGCATTGTACAACAGTATAAAGTACAATGACCTTTATCAGATGATAGATGTAGTAGAAGTAAATGAAAAGTGATAAAGAAACTATCTTGGAACTCATTGACTCGTTCATTGAGATTCCCAATGTTGATGAACTTCCTACATCTACTATTCTAAACATGCTACGGTTGCGGATTGTTGACCCTTACTTCTTTTTGAAGTAGGGGCTTCAATTTGTGCGCCGAAAATTATTATGTCAAGTAGCCATGCTAAACATAAAAGTTCGATTACGAAGGTATAACAATTTCCCTGGATTTACGAAGGCATATATACAATGTCGGTGGTATGCGTTATAATAGGTACATGACAATAAACTATGTAGAAAAATCAACAAGAGTATCTGATGTATCGTATTGGGATGAATTGTATCATTCTGATGTGGCTACCGTTTACGAAGCCTCTAACTACCGTGATTATTACCGAGTGAAGTCTAAAAAGACTACTAAGTATTTCAAGGGTGAAAGTGCATGGTCAGCCGTGCAACGTTATGTTGTAGACCTAGGTGACTTTGGTGGCTGGAGTATCTTCCGATGAATATCAATCCTAAAGCAATTAGTGATATGTCTATCCCTATCCACGACCTAGTGCATGGTGAGTTAAAGAGCCTAATCCTAGAAGCAGAAGAGTATGCAGCAGAACAGGATGAAGACACCAGATATTGGGAAGGTAAACTAGACGCATATGCTAATGTATATAAACTAATATACGACCTAATCTTTATGCGTGAAGACCTTGACAAACAGTAACCCATACTGTATAATTGAATTATAACCCTTAGAGAAAGAGTAACCCTTGGCAACATTTGATGTAACCCTATCCTTTCACTTTGACACCGAGTATCAGGTGGAAGCAGATAGTTATGAAGAAGCAGAACAAAAAGCCCTAGACCTATCGCAAGAGTGGAAACCTTATTCATCTGAACTAGGATACACCCACGATTGGTATTCAACTGACATTGAGTCTATCAACACATTTGATGAGTTGCCTGAAGATGAGTGAGTGCGATTGCGAGAAGGTTGTTTGTCCTAAACACCATGGCAGTTTTGATTGCAATTCCTTTTGCGACATTTGTGAAGGTAACTGTGAATTCTGTCCTACCCACGATGAATGGGAAGCAAGTCAAGCAAAGACCTATCTAGCACAGTACGGAGAATCCTATGAGTGATATGACTAACGAACAGTGGGAAGCAATCTACAAACCCATTACCAATCCAATCACTGATGAAGGTTTATCTTTTGAAACATATGGAGAAGAACTAGATTACGTTCGCTCACATGACGACCATAACGTTTGGACCGAGATGGATGGCGACAACGGTGTTTACATCGTCAATGGCTATCACCATGTGAACCGTATCCAGTACTACGTTACGGATGTAGCATGGCGTGAAGGTGATGACATATGTATTACCGTATGTGAGTACGAGACATGTGAATGCTATGATGAAGATACCGCCGAAGGTAACCCTGATTGCGATATCTGTTACGGTGACGGTAACGTTACAGTTTGGAAGGACTAATGACTACAGTACTATGGGACCTAAACGTTTGGTTTAAAGAAGACTATAACGTTGAGACTAAAGAGACTACATGGGACGAAGTTATATCTATTAATCCTGCTTTGTATATTCGTGAAGGTGAAGGAACCGTATACGATGAAGTTCGCAAGGCATACACTGGAATCATCTACACATGTACACCTGAAGAGACTGCAAGCATTATAAAACATAGGACCGAGATAGAGTACGGATATGACTGGTTTGATTTTGCAGATGAATTCCAAGCATTAAACATTAGTAAGTCTATCAATGATTTCATTGACTCCCTGGGGGACCCTGCATTAATCGATGCAAGCGAGAACGATGATTTCTATCACATTGATAGTATTGATAAACTTAGTGGGTTGAGAACACTCCCTACTAATGACGGATAGGTTAGGGGTTTCCGAGTCCGTCACCGTGGGGAAGGTAGGTAGATTACTACTTGCTTTCCCCACAACATTTTGGTATAATAGAACATAAGAGAATAGAGTGGAATGAGAAAAAGCAATGAAGAAAAATTTGTTACAGTTGTAAGTAATCTTATTAGTGATTTGAGATTTGATTTAGACTTAGCAGGAAAGTATTTGGCTTGGTATCTACCCAATGTCGCATTCAGGCGATTTATGGAGATAGCAGATTCAGCCAAAGAAGAGCGAGAAGGAAAGATACATGAGCGAGACAACCTTAGAGAATAAGGCAAGCATTCTATCAGAACTGTGGATGAACTACAGAACTGACGAGAACTTTGATGATTTTATTAGTTATAATGATGTTGGCTTACCATTGGCGTATGTAGTTGCTACTGGTATTGTCAAGACAACGGACATGGCTAATAGGTTTATTAGTGAAACGTTTGAACTATTGCTGGCAAGTCTGGAAGTTGAAGACCAGGGATTCCAGGACCTAGACGACATCTTCATCTTAGCACCCCGATAAATGTCGGTGGTAGGGAGTATAATAGAACCATGACAGATAAAGTAGAATACGCAGTTACTCGTTCAGAAGTAGAGACATACTTCACACGCACATTCACAGACGAAGAGTGGGCTACCCTTGCTGGTGAGATAGAAGGTATCTTTTATCACTACCTATGGGCTGACCTGCCTATGATTGTTGCTGACCTGCCAAACATCATGGCTGAATAAACAAACAGACATCCCCTAGCCGTCATGGCTTTGGGATTTCTGCGCAAAAAAATTATAACAATCCTATAACGCCTATTGACAAATTCCAAAAAATGTGATAGACAAATCCCAAATAGGATATTTAACTATAGCCCGATATTACGAAGGGCTTATTTTTTTCCTGGAATATATGCATGTTTATTTTATCTGTCATTTCCAGACATTACGAACACAAAATATTTTTCCTGGAATATTAGATGTCAGAGGTATATGCTATATGTTATTACCTATAGGATTATTCTTTACGATGGTTGTTTGTATACCCCCGAAGGGCTGGCAGAGCCAGGGTATTACGAAGAGTGTCTTGATTCTCCCTAGTAGTATATATACACACTATACATGTATTACGAACGTGTATATTTTTCCCACATTTTTATATATGTTTTTATATATTTATTTAATTTATTATTGATAATCATTATCATTTATTAAATAAATTGCAATAAACTATTACATTTTTATAACGATATGGTGGCTATGGGAATATAACAATTGTATTACGATATGAGGATTTGGTGCATAATGATTACGAGGCTTGTTAGTGATTTGCTCCATTACACACTATATATTTCTAAATCCCTATCCTTAATGATAACCATTATCATCAGTAAGATTAATCTGTGGATAAAATGTGTATAAACCTGTGGATAACTCTGTGAATATGTGTATAACCTATTACGATTAGCCTATATTTTTCCAGGGTATCAAAAGGAGATGCCTATGCCGTATAGCCATTTAGGCGTATTTGCCTTTACGAGCCATAGGTTCTTTTCTCTGATAAATGTAATGCCATAAGGCTTAGGTGCTGATACCAACTTAAACCTTTTAAAGTGTATTCTCATTAGGTGTATTCTTTCTACTAGGGATAATGAGGCTTATTCCTTATGCCCCGAATTTTTTACAATTTCAATGATATCCAACATAAACAGATATCTTGTGCGTGATGCTTCATCATCTAAAGAAACATCCTTCTCCAACTCCAAACCCTTGTTATAAAGAATGTTTAGGATACGTTCACGTTCTTCTCTGATACCTTTTTGATAGGCATTGTAGATTGCTCCTTGGACATCTAGTCCTTCGTCATATATCATTCAGCGTTACCTATATCTCTGAAACGCTTTGGTGGATGCATCTCTTCAAAAGCGACTTCTCCACCTGGAGTCCATAGCACTTCATTCTCATTGTAGAATCTAGCCATTACGAAGAACAAGTCTGACAATCTATTTAGGTATTGTGCTACTAGAGGATTTACTTCTCTTCCAGTTACATTCCATACCCTGCGTTCTGCTCTTCGAACAATTGTTCTAGCAACGTGGAACAGGGCAGAAGTCTGGTTACCTCCAGGCATTACGAACGACCTTAAAGGTTCCAGAGTTGCATTGTATAGGTCTATATCTTTTTCAAGATGTGTAACCATATACTCAGTGATTCTTAATCTACCATCATTAGGAACATATGGAGTGCACAGGTCTGCACCTACATCAAATAATTCATTTTGAATTCTATCAAGAACGTTTTTACCATTATCCCCAAATGTGCCAAAAGCCATAATCATTCCAATAGCAGCATTTGCTTCATCTACTGTAGAATATGCTTCAATTAGTGGGTCAGTTTTAGATACCCTGGAATTATCTCCCAAAGCAGTTGTTCCATTATCACCAGTCTTGGTGTATATTTTACTTAAGATTACCATACTTGCCTTTCAATAGCGATATCGCACCTCTAAGGTTGACACCACTCTTATCGTGTAGCATTTCCTCTAGGATGTGAATGATACGCTCACGCTCTCGTTCCTGTCCTACTTGAATCCAATGTCTCTTTACGACATTAAGTTTTGCTCGTTCTATGAATCCCATCCTACAACCTCTTTCTCTGGCTCATGGTTTTTAATTGCTTCAATAATTTCTTTACGAGTGTAAGGGTCTTCCTTCAACCAATCCACATCGTGTATATACTTATTAACTTTGTCAATGATTTGTTTATGTTGCTCGTCCATACCTGCTTCGAAGCCATGCTCCCAGCCAAGGTCGTAACCTTGCTGTACTAGACGCAAACGCCATTTAAATATCTTAGGCAACTGCATAATTTTCCTCGTGTGCAACCCAATAATACTTACAAGGTTCTTTACGGTCAGGGCAACAAGGGTTGCTTTTCGCTAACGCACTAAAGAAGTCAAAGTAATAGATTGAGTCCTTCTTGTATAAGTTTGCTTTGTGTGTAGTGGTAAGACGCTTCATCTTAACATTATCTTCATACCAAGCAGGTACATCAAAACTCCAATCAATACCATTAGTATTGAGAAGTTCCATAAGATTGCTCATATTCTTATCAGTCTTAATACCACGCACATTTGCTTCACGAACCATAGCCATAGTGTAATCAAATAGTTTATGTTCAAAGCCACGCCACATCTTCACGGCTGGATGGTTACGCCATCCTGCTCGTGGGTCTGGGTTGGATAGAACTTTTAGGATTTGGTAGCACTCTAGAATCTGCTTATTAAGACGCTTACTGTCTAGTGCTTTAGCAGACTTGTCAAAGTCTTTGTAAGGTAAAAAGGTTTGCATACGTTCTCTCTCGTTTAATGGACCTTAGATAATTATACAGTATATTCGCTTGCTTGTCAAGCGTTGTATTCTATATTTACCGCCGAATTTTCAATCAATTCACGGAGAACTTTATATTGAATAAATCCGAGATTGCTCTTCTTTTGTTCGACATCCAAAATTGCAAGCAATCGCTCTCTTTCATTGATAATACCAATAAGGTATGAAGTGAGGTCAGTGACCCCCTGTGCATCTAAATTTTTTAATTTTCCCATGTTCTTAGTATAAGGCATACAAAGGTGCTTGTCAAGTGCTATAATGGAAATATGACAGACAAATACCGCTACATTATTTATCCAGACCGTATTTACATGGTTGATTACGATGGTGATTCAGTTGAAGTTCTTGGTCAGGACATTGTTAATATTATTCCTGATATGCTTCGCAGAAAATACATTGAGGCTTTCTTTGGGTATGAAACATTTCCATTTGACAATACGCAGGAAGGTCTGGTAGAATAGTATGGCTGCAAAAAAGGCATCAACACGCAACAGTGAACGTCAGAACGGAAAGGCTTCTAAGAAGTCTCCAAAGATGTTTGACCCTGTAAAGCGTAAACTCGTAAAGGTTAAGTAAATGGATAGAAAGTCTCGTAGAAACAACGAGCGTATTATTAATACAATCAAAAAGAAGGCTGTTAAGGATACCGAGACTTGGATTCTTAGCCTATCATCACCGCCCACCAAGTCCGAAGTCCTTGCATTCCAGGCTGGATATGTTTACGGCATGAACCGTGGAACAAGCAATGCGTGATTTTAAAAATCCTTATTACGATGGTCCTGATTGTGTCTGTTGTCAGGACAGAGTAACAAAAGCAATACAAGGAATCATTGAGATGTTAAAAGAACAAGACTCTACTTGTTCCGATTGGGTAATTAGTTTAATTGAGAAAGATATAGAATAGTATGTGGGAAATAATTTTGAACGCATCAATGGTTATCGTTGGTATGGCGTTGCTTATATTTGTTTCGTGGGCTGTTGACCGTAAAGATAAGTATGACGAAGAACAGTGATTTTGATATTGATTTAAGATTTGGTAAAGAGGGTGAAGACACCGTAGCAAATCTTTTATCTATTGATACAGTAGAAGTAAAGCGTGATAAGCGTTGGAAAGAAACAGGCAATCTATATATCGAAACTGATTGTTGGTACAATGCTTCTCAATCCTGGAAACCATCTGGTCTTAGTGTATCTAAGGCTACTCATTACTCTTTTGTTCTTGAGAATATGGTGGTCATTATACCTACCCCAGATTTAAAGGCTGTTGTAGAAAAGAATGGCAGACCAATTGAATGTAAGATTGAGCCAAACCCATCTAAAGGATTCCTAATTAAACTTTCACACATTGTGGAGCATCAACTTGCGTAAGTGTGGATTTTGTATGACAGGTCATCATCACAACTGCAAGCCAGTCATTAATTATTATGAGAAAACTTGGGTGTGTGAGTGTCCTTGTCGTACTCAGGTTCATTCTGAGGATACTGCTCAAGACAATCATAGCAAAAATGAGTAGGCTTGAAATCAAATGGCTTAGGCACACCGCCTAAAACAATTTCATCATTCTTAGCCCTTTCAATCATTTCCATAGTTGGAAATCCATAAACGACATCTACCATCGGGTAGGAACAAAGTGGACAATTCATACTACTATTATACACTACATCCTTTACAATGTCACTGGTCTCTGGTATAATAGACATATGATTATTTGCGATATTGACGACACCATCCTACGAGCAGGGCAGTACCCTATTCAAAAAACTATTGACTATGTTAACTCTCTAAAGACTAGAGTGGTTATTGTTACTGGCAGGGAAAAGAAAGACCGTGCTGAAACGATTGCTATCTTAGAAAAGATTGGCATTCATTACAATTCCCTACTTATGAATCCTTATTCATATAAACTTTCTAATACTTGGAAGCGTGAGGCTGCTAACAAGTTGCATGATGCTACCCTGGCTATTGACGACAATGCTGGTGCTAGGAAGGCTTACGAAGCCGAAGGCATTAAGGCTATTCATCCTGACCAAGTTCCAGATATGGATAAATTCTGGTCTGTATTTGAAGAGAATAGCGGATACTAAATAGTAGTTATAATTAACTATGGAAAACCTTCAAGATATTGAAACCAGAGTAGACCAACTCTACAGCAAGATTGATGATATCAATGCTGAGTTATATTCGCTTGGTGGCGAAGAAGAAAGATTCGAAATATTCGAAAGACTTCGTGAATTGATTTCACAAAAGGAACAAGAAAACGATTTG